TGTTCGTAGCATTTTAAGTACACGCTGAACAACATCTAAATGGATCATTTCATCTCTTGCAATTAGCTTAAAGATATTAGATGAACCAGCCATAAGTTTAGTTGGTTGTTCAGAGAAACTCCAGTTGGTAACAAACGTGCAGAAGAATCTAATACCTTCAAACATATTAAGAACAAGTGCAGCTTTGTAAATTGCGGTCTTAATCATCTTTTCATCAACTTCAGGGAAAGGTTTTGCCATACCATGATTAACAGCGGTTGAGTTAGCATCCATTCTATCAAATACACCTGTTGCCCAATCGAATGCACTTAAAATAGAAGTAGCTCTTCTCTGTACTTCTGGATCTGATGTGATAGAATCAACAAACACATCCACATCATTATAGATTGCACGAACCATTTCAGTATAAGACTCTGAATGAAGTAACTCATTGTTCTGATGGTTTGTGATATATAGTTCCCACTCAGGGTTATTACTAATACCGCCATTATTGAATAACTGTAAAGGGGCACGACCAGCACAACTGTCTAATGTAATAGCAAACTTTAATCCAGATTCAAAGATGTGCTTACCAGCTTCATCTAATGATTCGAAGTTCACTTTCTCTTTTGATAAATCGATTTCATTCTTACTCCAATTACCAATAGCCCTCATCTCTTCCGCGAACTCTAAGATCCACGGATACTTCGGATCGTGATATGTTTGGATATTTCTGTGACACGAGTTCTCACCTAAAAATAACCTTGTTCCCTTACTATGTACTGTTTCACCTAGTGAAAATATTTTACAACTCATGATATATACTCCTTCTTTAAATTGAACACGCACCAGATTCACACCCCTCAAGGATCACTTCACTAGTATTTTCTTTATCTTTACTTCTGATATAATATAAACTCTTTAGTCCATATTTGTATGCAGTAATAATATCTCTTTTAACTCTATTTGAATCTAGGATCTTTCCTTCAATTTTAGTTAGGTCATACCATTGATTGACACTCATACCTTGGTCAATAAATTTCTGGAGAATTGCCATCAACTTAATGTATTCTGCCGATGTGTTATCAGGCATATCCCAAGCTTTCATGTAATACTTTTCTTTATCATAATCAGGCACTAAACTCTTAACTGTATAAGATGCACTTTCAAATGTATCTGTAACACTTTGAATAGGATCAATACCTTGTGTGGAATTAGAAACCAATGAAGAACTTGCCGTAGGTGGAATAGCAGACAATGCTGTATTTCTCATACCATGTTTGGCAATATCTTTTCTTAATCCTTCCCAATCGCATAATAACTTATTATCAACAATTTGATCTACATTCTTATTATAGGTATCAATAGGTAACTTACCTTTAGAGTATTCTGTTCTATCGAAATAAGTACATGCCCCACGTTCTTTAGCTAATTCCATAGAGGCTTTAATTAATCCGTATTGGAATCGTTCAGCCCATCTATGTGTCAACTCTTTCGATTTGATTGTACCTAATCTTGCCTCTGACTTAGCTAAGAAATGCGCGAAGTCACTGATACCGATACCTAAGAATCTATAACCTTTTGTAGGCCATTCTGCCGCATCTAATGGATATTCTTGGATATCAATAAGGTTATCTAAGAACCTAACCATTAAAGCAGTTAAATGATCTAAGTGTGTAATGTTAGATATCTTACCAAAGTTAACACAACCTAAGATACATAATGATACTTGACCATTTTCTAAGTCATAGTCTTCAACGTTTTCAAATTTAGTTTGTTTAAGTCCGTCAAACTTCATAGCCTTAGTTGGCAAGAATATTTCGCTGCACAGATTTGTTTGTGTTACCGGTTCAGAGAACATACCTTGCTTGTTAATGTTATCAATGAAGTGAATGTAAATTCGTCCAGTACCAACACGTTCCTTAACTAACTTGTTAAAGATTTCTGTTGCGGGAACCTTATTCTTTCTAATACCACGTTTATTCTCATACATCAAGTACGCTTCATTAAACTTCTTAGTATCACCATAATGCTCAAATAGCTCAGGTACTTCTTCTGATGAGAACAAAGTAAAGTCTTCTTTCTTTAATACTCTTTCAATAAAGATCGAAGGTAACCCAATTGTATAATCAATGAATCTAGCCCGTGTAGTATTCGAACCTTGATTGTTCTTGTATTCTAATACATCCATTATCTCCCAATTGAATATTGGGTAGTTGACTACTGTAGCACCAGAACGTAATGAATTTTGTGTGAACTGTTTTGAAGCCGCCTCAATTGTTTTAAGTAAAGGTAGGGCTCCAGTATGCTTAACAGTATTATTCTTAACTGGTGATAGGATACCTCTCACAGGTCCCATATCAACACCAATACCAGCTCTTCGTGCAGTCATAATACTTAATGCGTATTCAGATGATAGAATAGATTCAGCGGTATCACCCATCTTAATCTTACAACATGATGAGAACATTTTCAATTGAGTTCTTACACCTGATATGATTGGAGTAGGTAATGATATCTCATCATCCTTCAAAGCATTATAAAACTCAATAATCAACTTAGTTCTATTCTTCTCTTCAGCAAAGATAACCATACCAATCAACATAAATGTCTCTTGTGGCATCTCTAATAGCCTATCAGTCTTTGCATCCTTAATAAGATACTTAGATTCCATTTGAGTAATAGAAGCGTAACCCCTATTGAAGTTATTATTATGATCTAAGAATGATCCTAAGTTAATAATCTCTTCATCAGTATATGACACTAAAATATCTGGTGAATATAATTTACTCTTAACACGAGATTGGATATAGTCTAGGAATGGAATAGCATCAAATGAATCATATACTTCTTTTCGCATATGAGATATAAGTAGTCGCCCAGCATAAACATCGTAGTCAGGTGTGGCGGGGCCAATCTTTTCAGCAGCAGATTTAACTAATGTTTGATGAATGTCAACAGTTGATATCTTATTGACGAATTTGATGTGTGCGTTTAAAGCAGTACTCGATACTGATACATTTAATCCATCAGAGCATAGCTCCAGGATCTCGTGGATTTTATCGTAGTCTAAAGGTTCAAGGGTACCATCCCTTTTTTTGACGTGTATGGTAGACATAGGCTCAATTCCTCATTCATTATTTAATTGTGTTATAGGGACTATTATACCCTATTTTGATCCAAAAGTCAACTAATATTTGACGATGTTACGAAAATACCTTCCGTTGTATTATATATAGGGATACCTGCAAAAGTATCTACTATGTTTTCTAAGGTTATTATTGAACCCTTAGGATGATCTTCATCAATTGTTTCTGATAAGATGTATTGTTGGTTTAAGGCAGGGAATACTGACTCGTTTAGATCTGCAGATGTGTCAACCCCAAGTTCTTCCAACGCGTTGTTAATTTGTTCTTCAGACATGCCTGTCTCTTCTCTTAATAGATAGAGAGCTGCAGCATATGAAGCAATACGAGACTTGCCAAATGGGACCTTTTCCATGATACGTTTGATGTTAAACACTAAACGATGGAACGTAGTAAAGGCGTCCTTCTGATCGTTAGTGTTTAAGTCTCTAGTCTTAATGAGATTGTTACCCTTCTCATCGATAATGCCTAGGTCGAATGCTTCCATATCTTTCCATGGAGTAATCAGTGTCTTCAAAAACCGATAGGTGTAGTATAAATCTGCTGCTCTGGATATTCCCATTTATAATTCTCTTAATGCATTTACTATTGTTGAGTCTAGCGGAATTTCCACATACTCAGATTCTGGTAGATAATTCAAATATACTAAGAAGGTTTTAGACACACTCTTTAGCGGACAATCAGTGTTGTACATTAACATCAGAGCCGTCTCCAAAGGTCCAAACATGTTACCTAGTATAGTAATGTGGTTCAAAATAAGTCTTTCCTTTAAATCATCATCTCTATAGTACCGTTTTATAAGTCTATTGATATACTTAAACCTAGCTAGGTCTGACTTAAAGTCTTCTGTTGTAGCCCAGTTACTTGCTTGATAATGCTTCGAAGCATATAGCTCGAATGTGGCTTTACTTAATTTCATAATATAAGGGGGTTGGTTTATTTCTTTTTCTTAAGGACCTTATCTTTAATCTTAGCCACCATACTTTTCTTCTTAGGTGCATCTTTCTTAGACTCTTTATTCTTAGGAGCATCCTTGGTTCCATTGAATTCAGCAATGTCTGCCTTAGACAACTTCATTACTAACATCGCTGCACCATTGGCACCGAAAATTCCTTTCTCAGTTGCTACTGCATCTCTAAATTGACCTTCCTTCTTATACTTCATATGTTACTCCTTACATATATCAGTGATCCAAACATTTTTAGATTCACCATTTAAATTAACTTCTACGTAATTATTACGTAATTTATTTATAGCAACTTTTTCACGAGTTTCAGCTATAACAACAATATCTCCAACTTCAAACAAGTTGCCATTGATATACTTTTCTCTTAGCATTGACAAGCGTTTAAGCTTGATATCTTTGCTATAGTTAGCATCTTCTTTGAGACCCATACCAGATCGTACAGCACTCATTAGAGCTTCTGCTCCTTTGAATCCTTTAGGCATGCCTTTAGTGAATGTTATAAGATCATTCTCTCTAGCAGCAGCTCTAAGCTTAGAAGCGGACATACCACTTACATCATCCGAGTCTGGATCTCTTTCTCCAGCAGATACAACAGTAACTCCACCATCAAACTCGTAAAATCCATGTTTAGCTTTAACACCATTGTAATTATTTAATACGGTATCAAACTCTTTAACTCTATCTGAACCTACAACAATAGTACATTGTTTGAATCCATCTTTATATGCTATAACCAATGCATCAAAGAACGTTCGAACACTTTTGTCCATAAGAATAGCCCTTGCATGTTTAGGAAACATCTTACGCATGAACTTAACCTTATCAGCAAATCCTAAAGGATTTTTCTTTGCATCTTGCGATTGGCTAGCATATACCCTATGCATTCCGTTCACAGACTTCTTAGATGCGTCTAGTAGTTTTTCATGACCACTAGTAGGAGGATTAAATCTACCGAAGTTAATAACAACTGTGTTAGATTTATCCTCCTTTAAATAGTGTTCCTTAAAACTATGCATTTGACCTTGCTTTAGCCACGCGTTCTTTATCAGCCTTTTTAACTTTAGGCTTTAACTTCTTAGCTAGCTTAGCAATAGCCCCTTTCTTCTTGTCTAAACGCTTCTCTAGTGATTTACGCTGAGAGAACGACATATCAGACTTATCCTTACCTTTCATGATCTTCTTAGCAACGATATCACGAGCTTTCTTAGATGCTGTCTTCTTAAGCTTCTCAGGATCTTTCAGCTTCTTCTTAGACTTCTTCATGCCGATCTTGCGTTTAGCAGCACTCTTTTTAAATGCTTGCTTCATCTTCATGCGTTGCTTAGCGTTTAATGCCTCATCAACTTCTACTTCTATGTTATCCTCTACCATCAGATTCCCATCCTTTTACTATGTCTTTACTAAAATTATTAAAACTAAATTCCATTCTATCTACAATCTTCACTGCACCGTTTGTTAAATGATCAATAGCAACATAGCCTTCAGCCCCTGTTACTTTATAACCATCTTTAGTCTTTACAAAGGTATTTATATCATCTATCTTATTAAGATGTCTCATTAACTCTCTCTTAGCATCAACCAAGTGATTCTGCATATCAAACATTAATACAAGATTCTTTGTATTTTCGTTATTGAACCAATCTAATGCTTCAATCTTCTTAGCATTCTTCTTAGCCTTACCCTTATCAGATTTCAACTTGTCAATCTCTTTGTCATATCGATTATGAATCCACTGTACTAATTCCTTAGTGTGGGCCTTTGTATTCTTAATCTCTGACTGAGCTCTTACCTTGGTATTTCTAAAGGTGTTAATGTATAGATTAATCTCTTTGTTTGTACTAACATCTTTAAGAACACCAGAAGATATCTTATTAAACAACTTGCCTGCTAGGGACAAATGTTTAGTGATAGCATCTGTTTCTTTCTTGGTTAATGTGGCATTAGGAACTTCAGGTAAGTCTGCAGACTTACTCCATACAGATGATGTGCTTTTAAATTCAGATGTCTTAACACCGAATGAAGCATTCATAGTTTCAAATGATGATCCAGTATACTTAGTATGCCATACAACACCAATCTTGGCAGTTGTTATCTCTTTAGCATCTTCGACTGGCACTGCATATACAATGGTGTTTGGGTGGAACGTAACATACTTCTGCCCATCAATGGTTTCGTTCTTAAGATCGTTCTTAGTGAACATAATGTCACCTTGATAGACACCTTTCTTAATACCTATTTTCTTCAATTCAGTATAAGCAACTTTAAGCTTATCAGATAAATCACCTGAAGTGTCAGCATCAATATCACTATGTGACTTATACACTTTAGGCTCTTTGTTGAAAATGCCTTTTTTAGCAACAAAGAACTCTCCGTCAGTAGGATCAATACCAGCAAATACTGCTGGTGCACCGTCCCATTTAACTGTTACAGCTTTAGTATCATTTGTATTACCTGCAAGCATATCTCTTAAATCTCTTAATGCATTGATAGCAGCACGAGTACCATTAACACCACCATCAATAACCAAATCTTCGATATGGATCATGTGAGTATTCTTAGCTTCTGCTAAATGTCTTTTAAATGATTTCATTATGTTATCCAGGAAACAGTGTACCGAAAGATGCCTTGAATGTTCCGCCATTAACAGCAAATGTTCCTTTTTTAGATAGAGTCTTGGTGTCGTTAACCATATTTTTAAAGTCTATGTAATGGAACCAAATGTCAGTTGGATCACTATCTTTGACATTAGCAATATATCCTTTATCACCAGGCTTATCCCCAACTAACACATCAATCAAGCGTTTCATTAAACCTACAGCAATGCTTTCAGGATCATTAATCTTGGATCCGTATCCCAACTTTTTCAATTGTTTCTCAAAATCATCAGTAGTCTTTTTCATGTCTTTAAATATTTTAAAGTTCATTAGATCTTTGTTGCCCTTGAATAGCTCTGATAATTCAATAAACTTCTCAGCTGCTTCTAGTACATCAGGGTATCTGAATGACAATTCCCCTTTGAAAGATTGATTGCCTTTGCTGTTATCTTTTGAGAAGGCTTGGAATAAATTAGAGATGCCAAACAAAGTGTTTAGTAATGCTCTAAACTCTCGTCTATCCTGGAATCTTCCTAACGATATCGGATCATGTTTTGGATATGCTTTTACTTCAACAGCCTTCTTATCAATATGCAAGTCTGGCTCAGTACCACCACGTGTCTCTTGGGCTCTGCCGTCAAACAACCAATATAAGGAAATTTCACCATTACCAACTGTCTTATCAGGAGCTTCTTTAAACAGCTTGATGAAAGTCTTCTTATCCTTAGGATGAAGCTTTAACTTAAAACTCTTCTTAGGAATATCATACTTACCATGCACCTTCTTTTCTTCATCTGTCAACTTGTCGTCAATGATGACTTGAAAGCTACTGTTAGCTGCTTCGTTTAATATATAACCTTTAAAATTGTCCATGAATATCCTTAATTTACATCCATCCAAGCTTTCACTTGGGGATTGTTTGGTAATTGACTAGCCCAAGAAGCGATCTTAGTATTTACTTTATTGATTTGACGATCGAATTGAACATTACCATCCTTATCATCTTTACCAGTACTATTGTTTTCGATAATGAATAATCTCTTACCGAACAAACTCGAGTATGACTTCTTATTACTTTGAACGCCTTTCCACATTGAAGTGACAGCTTTAGATCCTAATGATCTTCCACCATCTTTACCTCTTTGCATATCACGTTCAATAGAAGTATCTAAAAATGTATCAACAAACACCATTGAACATTCATATCCAAGTTTCTCTAAGGTTTCTTTATGAGCTTTGATCTTATTATCATCTTTGCCAGTACCATCAATCACTAAACCAAGTCTGCCATTCACAGCATGACCTTCTTTGCGTTTAGTTGTTTTCTTTGATATGCCCCTAACGATATCTTTAGCATAGGCTTGCCCGTCAGGCATTTCCATATCCATTAAAGATAACTTCATAGCCTTTTCTAATGCAGAGTCTGAATTGATATCTTTGAAGTTTAATGCTTCTAAACCTAGTTGACCAACAACGTAAGACTTACCAGAGCCTGGTCCGCCTGCCATGAATATAGCATGGAAGATAGACTTATCGTTCTTACCCTCTTCTAAGTATGATTTGAATTTGATCATCGTTATTTTTAAGTTGTGATATAGACTTATTTATAAGTTTTCTATAATAGCGTCTAAATCTTTTATATCACTCCACTTCTTCAACTTTCTAAGTTTAGTGGGGACTCTACGCATAACCTTATCTTCATTAATGATACCTTGGTATGCTAAGACAACCATCATAGCAATGACATCACCAATCTCCTTTTCTAGGTTCTTCAAATTAGCTTCTTCAGGACCAAATCGAAGAATCTTAGACACCTCTTGTTGGACCTCCGCACATTCTTCAGCTAGGATTATTAGTGATTCGCTCATCATTATCGCCCATTTTAAAATCACCTGCTTCAAACGCATCCTCAAGGATCAGATTAAGAATCTCTCCTACTACATCGTTAAATTCATCAGTCCCATGTGGGTCATCATCTATACATCTATGTAGTTCATAATTAAACTTTATCTCTCTGTTCTCTTCATTCATAACTACATTAGTATAGCTATATACCACCTTATCATACTTACCTCCGAAAAGCTCAACATACCACTGATCATCATCAGTTATAGCCTCACCAGCCTCATCGGTTAAATAAACAAACTCCCACTTATCGTATAGTTTTTTTGTTGTCATAATAATCTATTGCAATCCCTAATAATAAAAACGGCGTCCATATCAACGCCAGTACTACCGCAATCCCCATTACTATACCAGCTAATATTAGGATTAACGCTATATTCAACCAATTAATTACTTCTTGCATCTCTTTGAATTTGGCTTACGCTTACATCTATAGCTGCCGTGGCTATAAGTCTTCTTACTTAGTCTATTGCCGTTGTTATCTTTGCGTATCTTTACGCCATCAATTGCTGTCTTACTCATGTTTTCCTTCCCATTTTAAATACGCTTTTAACGTTTTTGTATTTGTACATTATTTGTTCTTTACTTTCCGCCATAATAGTTCTGCCTGTTCCATCAAGGAACATCACACACCACTGCTTAAGAATCACTTTCCTTTAAGATGGCTGTGAGTTGTCTCTGCAACTTGTTAAATTTAAACTCCCACCCATCACACTCCTTACACTTGCTCTCGTACATCGTGGCGTAATCTAACTTCTTAGTGAAAAATTGTTTAATACGTTCTATATATCTATTATACATGATTTACTCCATAATGTCAAGCATTAACGGAAAGATCTCCGCAATTACTTTTGCACATTGCTTTGCAACTTCAATGTGTTCTTTCTGTGTGCCATTAGCACTTCTTAACTCAATGTAATGAACCCAAGAACGTAAAGTTCCGTTCATATACATTCTGCTCATTGTATTCCCTTCTGGCAATACAGCCCGAGCTTGTTCTTTTGCAATGCCGTTCTCAATGGCCCAGTTATAAGCATCTAATGACTTCTTAATCAATTCCTCTTGCTTAATTCTCCACATAGCAGACAATGCAGCATTATCGGTGTCGATTGAGTTCTGTCTATTCTGCGTATCTTGAAGTCTTGCTTCTCTTAACATGAATGCCATATCCTTAGTAGGATCAGCATATCGTTGAGAAAACTCTTGGAACGAGAATGATCTGTGTCTAAGGATTTGACGTCCAATGTCACGTGTAGTTTCGATCTCCAGGCACGCTGATACTGTCTCTAACGGACTCCAATGCTTATGTTTAATAAGATACTTAATGAGCTTATCACTAGTCTCTTTGTTGAATTGATTACTTGGATTAGATACCCTTGCGCAATATGCAATTAGATCCTGAACATCATTCAGGCCTGCCTCTTTATACTCTTGGCTTGGCATACTATACGATACCATCTTAACCTTAGTAGTAGTAGATTGGTGATCTACTCTTTTCACTTTATCTGTGCTCTTAATACTATTTGTTCTTTCCACCACTATATCTCCTATACTGTAAATTTACTATAATCTGCTGTTGGTTGATTAGTATCTACTGATAACGTTTGTGCATTATCTTCAACATCATACAACCTCATCTTTGATCTATCAATCCCCAACACAAAACGTTTAGTGTCTCCTGTTGGATCGTTATACCTATTTTTCAACTGTTTAACCTGTATCTGATTTCTCTCTTCCAATTCCTCAGTAGATATCAATGCGAACATTAAGTCAGCCGTTGCAGGTAGTCCAAATGACTCGGACGTATCTGTCAACGATACATCTGAATTATCATAACCACCACGAGTAGTTTGAGTAGCTGTCAAGATTGGAAGATTGTTCTCCATTGCTAAACCTCTCAACTCTTCTGCAATTGCTTTAACATACGTGTATGATCCAGAATCAGCTTTCATTCTACTAGAAGCACAAATGTTTAGATAATCAATGCAAATCAAATCAGGAATGAAATCCTTCTTCAACTTCAACTCACCTAAGAGTGCCCTAAAGTGAGTCGCATTAGCAGCTCCCGTTGGATACTCTTTAACAATCAACTGGCCCAAACCTTTATTAGTGATAGCATTCATCTTCTTATCAAACATATCTTTGGACAGATTCTCTAATTGAGATATAGGCACATTCATTAAGTTAGCATCAATACGTTCAGCAACTCGCTCTTCACTCATTTCCATAGATATGTATAACACATTTTTCATTTGAGTTAGGGCACCAGCAGCAACATGACACATAAACAAAGACTTGCCTACACCAGTACCAGCTAATGCAACGTTTAACGTCTTATTAACCAATCCACCTTTAGTGATCTTATTGAACATCTCTAAGTCGAATGGAAGATGTTCCTCTTCTCTATGATAAAACTTATAACGATCATCTGAGTTCTCGATGTAATCGTGACCAATGTTGGTATCGAATGATACAGCTAAGGCATCACTCAACAGCTCAGGAAGAGCATTCTTGGTTAAATCTTTATGTTTGCCATCAATGATTTCAATTGATTCCATAATAGCAAGGAATATAGATCTATCCTGACACCACTTCTCCGTTTGATCGATTAACCAATCTTCATCAGACTCAGCAGCAGGAGCATTCAAATCGTTGATAACAGAATACACCTCTGTAACCATATCAGCTGGAATGGATGCTCCATCTTGCAACTCAACACTTAACGCATTAGTAGTAGGAAGATTGCCATACTTTGTTACGAATGATATAATCTCATTGAACACCAGCTTGTATGGACCATCAAAGTACTTCTGCTTTAAGTGAGGTATAACTCTTCTTGTATACACCTCATCATGAATCAATGAGCGTAGAATTAGTGTCTCTAAATTCACTCAGAGTCTTCTTTAATCATTGAAGCATGACCAATCTCGTACTTAGTTTTAAGGAATGATTTAAATTCAGGCAATGCTAGAATAGGCTCCCAAAAGTCTTTACCTAAAGCTTTAGCTCTCAATTTAACATCAGATACTTCACCTGTCGCAATATTTACTGGAGAGTACCAACCCATAGTAGGCTTAACAACAAATCCACCTTCAATAGCTGCATCTAATAAACCAGTATATCTTTCAATACCACCTTCCCAAGTAACAGAAATTGGAATCTTGCTCTTCTCTTTAACGAATCGAGACTTTTCAACATTAATAATGAAGTTATATCCTTTGATGTCTTTGCCATCCTTCTCTTGTTGTCTACCAATGATCCAAATGTTATCAGCTGAGTAATAGATACCTGTACCACCTGATACAACAGCTTTAGAGAACATCTCCATTGTTTGGTATGTATGATTGATAGCGAGCATAGGAATATCTTTCATTGAAAGATATGGAGTACACATTCTAAATAGACCTTTCAGGGCTTTGGCTCGTGACATATCAGCAACACTCTTCTCATTCATAGCATCATCCATTTCTTTCTTGGATGCAAGATTACCAATAGAGTCAATCATAATGATCACTTTATCTTCCTTAGCAATCTCTTCCAGTTGATTCACAATGTCAAACTTCAACTCTTCAACATTGGTGATTGGTGTGTGTAACACTCTGCTTGTATCAATACCAAAGCTTTCAAAGTAACTTTGGGGGCTTCCAAATTCTGAGTCGTAGAATAGGATGATAGCATCTTCATGTTTCTTAAGGTAAGCCGCAGCCATTAACAAGCCGAATGAAGTTTTAAAGTGCTTCGATGGTCCTGCCAATACAGTTAGTCCCGATGTCAATCCTCCATCTGGATTGCCAGACAGTGCAACGTTTATCATAGGTACTGGGGTGGGTACCATATCCTGATTTGCAAACAGTTTAGATTTAGACAGTATTGCAGTCTCTTTGATCTTACTATTCTTTTGTAGCTTATCCATTATTCCCATATACATTTCTCCTGTTTGTAATATACTATATTATACACTATTCCTTACTTAAAGTCAACGTTTTCATAAGCAAAATTAATTGCTCCTGTAGCCTCTCTTTCTAATGGTCGATTATTATACCAACCGCCATTCTCTCTATCGATCTGAGCACACATCTCTGCAATTTCATTTGAACTGATAGGGTACCTTTGTTTGATTGCTCTCATGGCAATCGATACCATTATCTGATACATCTTACGATACCAACCGGTCTCACTGATTGTATTATACTCAGCAACTAGTGCCTTATTAACGAATGGACAATTGTGATAGCTGTCCCAAGCAATTGAGGTGTTTGTCATTTGATTCTTTCTGTACTCTAATATTTGATTGCGAACCTTCTCAGGTAAACTATCTAAGAATGCATTTCCTGACGGCTTTTCGGCGTATTCTATGCTGTCCATTAGCACCACTGGACTCATTAACTCCCCAGCATTCGTGAATATGAAGCTATGAGCACCTGCATAATTACCAGGAACGAAGTACATACGACTCAAATCTTTAGTTTGAGGATCACCTATATCCCCTAATGTCTTATTCAAAGCAAACCAGAAGTGTTTAATCTTATTTGCTGGGACATTCTCTGATAAAGGAAACACCAATCTAAACTTAGGATGTTCTTTGGTTGATGACGCAGTTGAGTAACACACGTAAGTGTATTGACCATACAGATCATGTAACTCCTTTTCAAGGTTGCCTTCAAACACATGATCATCAACATCGACAGCTGCCCAACCAGCCCAATTAACAACACTCTTGTTAGCTCTAGTTGTATTAGGAAGAAAGGTTGCAGGACTCATTAATGGAGCATCTTTCTTCTCCTTATACTCAACTGAAGATAGCTGATGTAAGAACTTCATGAAATCATCAGGAGTCTCAAACTGCATGTTCTTATCAGTCTTATTGTCATACAGATTCTTGAATATTGTTAGGCTAATCAAAAGAAGTCCTCCAACGATACAGTGGACTCAACACTCCAACCGATAGCATCAAAGATTGGCTCGATCGGTTTAAGGAATGTCTTTTGGAACTGGAGATCTCTATCAACATAATCATCAGCTTTGAATTCTTTAGGAAGATACTCAGGGAATGATACTACATTTGATTTGAGAGGATTGGGCATCTTCATGTATGTAAACTTAATCTTCTCTCCACTTTGAATTAATGTATGCTTATTATCGAGGTTTCTCATGTTAATAGCATCATTATATATCAACGCTCCCCTAACATGAATAGGAGTCCCTTTAGCATATATGTCACCATCCTTACCTCTCCATTTATCAATCTCTGACACACCTCTAGGGAATGATACTTCATGAGCAGCCAATGTCATGAAGTGTTCTTTAAACTTAGCAACTTCTTCTTGTGTATCAGACTCATCACCTTTAATAATAGTCTTAAATATGTGTTTTAGTGCATCACGACAAGCAGCAGGTGTAGAAGACTTAACAGCTTCCAATCCCATAATCTTCAACTTAGGCTTAGCATACTGTACACCTTCATTGTTATGAACATTCAATATGTATCGTTTCTTGGCTGTCCATATTCCTTTATCAGCAATAGCCTCTCGTTTCATTACCATCTTCTCAGCAATACCACCTAATGTCTTAAATAGATCTGTGTACGCTACTTCAAGTACCTTCTCCAACTTCTCGTGACAAACTTTATCGAGGAATGCAACAGGGTTGTTAGGCTTAACAAGCTGAACGAGAGGATCCATGTTAACATAAACACTATCAGTATCAATAGCAATAATGTGATCATAATTAGTGGTCCCCATAATATCATTCATATAACCATTCAAAGCTCTTTCAGCCCACTTAATAGTAGTCTGACCAGAAGTCGTAATAGCCTCAGCAACATCTTGATTAAAGTATCTAAAGTATTGGTTGCCCATCGCTCCATAAAGAGAGTTCATAAGAATCTTAATCGCCATCTGTTTATTCTCAGCAATGTTGATATCCTTTTCAATCTTATAGATAGCTTTCTTATCTGACTTAGCAATACCTTCCTTCTCTTGTTGATACTTCAGCATATTCTTCTTAACCACAACACGTTCAGCATATAGATCACCAATGATACGAGGAATCGTTCCTAACTTATCATTTCTGAATCTTAACCCATTAGCAGCAAGACCTGAGTGGGGATCATTATTACGAACCTTTCCATCCATAATAGCTTGAATAGATACTCCCCCTTCTTTCATTACAATAGTCTCGGGACTCATGTTATACTGACAAATGATGTTCGGATATAGTGAGTTCAAGTCAAATGATACTACCCAATTGTGTAGTCCTACCTGAGGAGCTTTAACATAACCACCAGGATAATCACCCTTCTCAGAATGGATATTAGGAGGAACTACAACACCACGACTTGTTAAGTCACGATATAAGATAGAATCCCATACTCCTACAGTACCCATACATTCAGCATAGTTGATACCAGCTTTGTATGACACAACCATTGCGAGTGTGATCAGTCCCATCTTATCTTCTAATCGTTCGATCAACTCAACGTCTTTGATGTTATAGTCGATAAACTTTTGATGGTCTTCCTTGTATAGTGTATATAGGTTAGCGTGTTCTTCATATGATAACTTACGTTCGCCTAGAACTGTATGTGCAACATGATCCAACTTGTAGGACTCTTGCTGTCCATACGAATACCCAAACTTCTTAAACAGATCAAGGTAATCGAGAATAGCAACACCATAGATGTCCCACCAATGAATCTCTTTATTCATTATCTTAGTCTTACGTGGATGATTGTATCCCCAAGGACTTAATCGTTTAGATTCTTTCAATGAACACACTTGAATGATTCTATTCACGAGGTACGTCATATCAAAGAACTTCACGTTCCAACCAGTTACAATGTCAGGATAGTTTAATGCCCATCGATCAATGAAGCAAGTTAATAGATGTTTCTCATCAGTACACTTTCGATAGATAACTTCACTATCCTTCATATATGATTTAGAAACATCATAGTCATTAAGACCATACACATAGTAAGTGTTCTCTTTACTACTCTTCATAGCAACTGAGATCACTTCATAGTTTGCTTCTTCTGGTTTAGGGAAACCTTCATCAGATTGTACCTCAATATCAAGAGACAATACATTAACGATTCCACGTTTGAATTTGATTTCTTCAGGGAATTCAGATGTAATGTATTGAGATAAGAAGTTGCTCATTCCATGTAGATTGAAGTTCGAGATTTCACTCGATTCATTAATCTTGGTTTGAGCATCACTCATCGATGAGTATCTGATAGGTTTGGCGAAGTGACCATCAAGAGTCTTCCAATCGGTTGGAGTATCCACTTGATAGTACATTGTAGGTTGGAAAGGAACCTTTCTTGCTACTGCCTTGCCGTTTTCATATCCTCTGTAGAGAATGTTATTGCCGCGTCTATAGACGCTTGTGTAGAATTTTTCATTTGTCATACAGCCATTATACAGTAAATACGGAGAGAAGTCAACAAGTACTACGTAATTATTTTCTGGGTTGGTGTGGCGATTTGACCTGCCATTTCAGAATGTTTGGCTGCTAGTTCAATACTAGGAACGACAACCCACATGATGTCTGATTCTTTAATAGGCAATTCATCATATACTGCATAAGCCATATACTTCATAAATTGGATACTACCATCTTGTGTTGGTAAGATAATGTAAGGGTTAGTTACTGTGATTAGGTTTTCGGTGGAAGATTTGATGTTACAAAGTAACTCTTCACCGGAGTTTAGACGTACGATATGTGAATCCATAATATTTCTCCATTGTATAATGGGGCCTTGCGACCCCTTAAAATTAACCTAGCAGTAGTTCTTTAGCTTTTTTACTAAATTCACCAAGGTTAATTGTTTGTGCTTTCTCTTCCTCTGGCACTTCATTTTCAAGACCAATCAATAAGACACCATCTACAATATCAGCACCAACTACCTTAATAGTTTTGGCTAATGTAAATGATCTTGTAAAGTCTCTTGTTGAAATTCCTTTATGAACATAATCAGTTATATCATCGGTAAGAAGTCTTGTACCTTTCACCGTTAATACACCCTTCTCTAAAGTCAAATCAATCTGATCTGATTTAAATCCAGCCACTGCAATTTCAATGAAGTAATGGTTTTCACCCTTCTTAATTACATTGTATGGTGGGTATGATTGTTGTTTCTGGGGGGTTTGGATCGAATCAAATAATGAATCGAAGCCGAAGAACAAATCTTTTTGAAAGTTTGTCATGTTGTTTTCTCCTGTTAAGCGAGTTAAATTATAGAGCAACTCATGTCACTCTTCTACTATAGGACCCCGAAGGCATCCTATGGGTTTATTTATACAAAAGATTGTGGGTTCATGAACATATCAGTCAATACAACTTTTAAATCTTCAATTGATCCATTATTATCCACCGCATAACCTTTCATAGTTACTGATTCAGTAACATGATCGATAGTCTTCTCAACTGCATCTCTTTGTATATTTAATAATGTAATACCTTCATTGTCTATCCAATCAAATTCAATTGGATATCTAATGTCTGAAATGATTATATTCTTCTCGTCAATATCATTAATCTTTTTAATGTTCATTCGTAATGAGTAATCAGATCCATGTTCTTCAAACAACTCATCCCACCAAGATACTAATAGCTCGCGGGGTGTTATATCACCATGTCCAGTGTATGTGTACCTGTATCCATCTTCGTGTGGAATAATCATTGTTGAATCTTTAAACTTTCTATCGTAAAACATGCTCTTTGGCATATTAAAGTGTTTAGCAGCCATCTCTTTAGGTAGATCAGCAAGAGCTACAATGGCAGCTCCCCCTAGAATCTCTGCTATAATCTCAGCAGCAGTATCTTTACCTGACCCTGCTAAACCTGTTAATGCGATTATCATATATACTTATCGTCGTGTGCTTTATTAGTGCCGTAATCACCATCATATGAATGAAGAGACTCTGAATCAAATGATAAGTACTGGCCAATACGTGTACCTCGTGTAAGCTTCATATCACCTACAGCAACATGCATACAACCAGCCATACACCCATCATAACCCGAATCGTATAGACCTGATGTTAAGAACACACCATTACGATTTAATGTAGATCGAGTGATAACCCAACCTGATTCATTCATACCAACTTTGATAGTATTCTCCATGATCACTTCATACAGACCTGTTGGTAAGAACCAATTACCTTTCTCATTAGGATGCAACTCTGTAGATCCACGATGGATCTTCTCATCTTCGTTAATAGTAAATAAGTTACTTTCAATACGAAAGATCTTATCTACACGTAAGTCAACCGCGTTAGGTTGAACATCACCTTCTCTTACACCACTCAATTTCGACCCTGAGTTAGGTCCCATAATATGTTTCAAATCTCTACTCCTTCTTTCCAATTAATGAAGCTAACATTAGCCTCAACCTGATGCTGATTATACCATTCTTTTTCATTAAAGTCAACCTCTATTTCACACTTACCAAACTCTAATCCTGTTGGAGTTTCATCGAACATGATATCATTCATACCAGCCCATACTGCTGCTGACGTATCCCAACTGTTAATGTAATAGTGGTAAGGTCTTACAAGATCAATCTCATTAGGACCATCTACCATACCAAGGAAATGTAAACGCTTCTCATCTGTATCAGCTAAGATGCCTTCATCCTCAAGATACTTCATCATGTGCCACCTTGATAAGAACCTTTGTAAGTTGTTATCTTTCTCTACACCATAAGCGTTAGGAACACCAAGAATGGATACACCGATTAGATCGATCCAATCCTGTTTAAGTGCCCACTTAAAGGTTTCAACGTAATCATCAAAATCACCTACTTCTGACTGAGGAACGAAGAACGTTTTGTATCCTGCCTCTTTAAAGATATGACCTAACTTCTTCGCTGCATCAATAGTCTTTTGACCAGGCTCCCCAGGATAATCAGACATTACGATATAATCAGCATTGATCTGTTCAGCCATTTCTAATAGTTTATCTGAGGGATACATTGGACGACCTTGCTTGTACATCTCGAAGGCAGAATTATCTAAAATAATGTCTTTACCGTCTTGGAAGGTGTTACAATATGCAGCACCTTGCTCTTCAACAAGGTGTGCTAAGGTTAAGTGGAGACCACTTTTGTTTGCTGCGTAGCCTGCGAAGGCAGGTGGTGATATGTGACAAAATCTCATAATGTTACTCCATAATATAATTCAAAATGACTTTTTATAGAAGTCTAACTATACAACGTGTTAGCCACCCATAGCCATAGTGACCATATCGTCCCAATGTTTCTTTGTAGCTGCAGCACCGAAAATCTTAGTAAATTCTTTCTTCATCTTACCATGATTGTGGTTAGAGTTTTCCATATTATCAACAACCCATGCAAACATCTCTGCTTCCTTATCTTTCTTACCTTCTCTAACTTCTTTAAATGTCTTCATTTGTATACTCCTTATATGATCCGTTTTCATTATCTTCTGACACACTAATAGTGATGTCTCTATGAGGATATTTATAATTAATAGCATCGCAAAGTGAATTAGATATCATCTCACACGACTTAAAGTCCAATTCTAACGTAGAATCTTCATATAAGCTCTCTAACCATCTCTTGAATAGAATAAACTCAATGTCCCGATCGTCATGCTTAACTTCAATACCTACTTTAAAATGAAAGATGTGTCTATGGTCGTAACCTAAGAACTTAACTTCACTCAACTCAGGTTCAGTCAGCGCAGCAGGGAACTTATGAATTCCTTCCTTTGTAAACCTAACCCATATCATTTGTTTTTTTATTTTCATACTATGTATTATACCCTATAATGAGTTAGAAGTCAACAGCATCTGCCATATCTGCCATAACTAATGGATGACTCATACGGATTGAAATCAACGTTGTACTTTGGTTTCAACCATTGAATGAACCCTTCTTCTTGAATCTCAATGTAAGCTTGAGTCAGGTTATTCTTTGGTTCAACTACCCACTTGAATACCCATGACTCATTTGCACGAGTGGAAGTAAGAGCTTGTCTGAACTTAGTAGGAGAATATCCTTTGCGTTGCCACTCCCTGTGGTTATTCTCTAACCACTCAAGCTTTAAAGAGGTGGATCCAACGTATACACATTGGTCTCCATCCCAAACGCTATAAACTCCTCTAGATTTGCGTTCCATTACTTCCTAGTGAAAGCTGCTAATGCTTCTGCTCTTAATGGCGAATTTGGTTCACCAAACTTACCTAAGGCAGTTAAAGTAACAGTAGTTGAATTAGTATCCATAACACCACGTTGACTTACACAAGTGTGACCTGCATCAACCATTACGATGATATCGTCTGATTCAGTGATGAATGACATAGCATGAGCAATCTGTTGATTCAAGCGTTCTTGAATTTGAGGACGTCGTGCAAAGTATTGAACTAATCGATTCATCTTAGATAGACCCAACACCTTCTTCTTCGGAATGTATGCTACATGACACTTACCAATGATAGGTCGCAAGTGATGTTCACAATCAGAGAATAAAGTAATATCTCTTTCTACCACAAACTCATCTCCTTGTGTCATCTTATTATCTACCGCTGTACACTTAGGGAACGTGTCTGCTCTCAATCCTGAAAAGATCTCATTAACATACATCTTAGCTACTCTATTAGGTGTATCAATTAATGAATCATCAGTTAAGTCTAATCCCAATTCTTTAAGAGTTGATTCAACATCTCGTCTAATAGCATTGATCTTGATTTGATCATTCACGTGTACTTTATCTGTCATTGGAGTTTGTACTCCCATTTTAACTAAATACTCATTTACTTGTTTACCTAAAGACTCGTTTTGTTTACTTTTGTCGTGCATTATACTTGTTGCTCCACTTTATCATTAATAAATTTCTCACCTGCTAATAGCTTATCAAACATCTCAGGATCTTTCCACTCACTCTTAATATCATCACTGAACGTGATATCTTTAATACCCCAATCAACCCAATTCATATCTTCTCTACGAGATTCAGCATATCCAGATAATGTTTCGTGTACCCTAACAGCATACAACTCAACATCCTTCTCACCATTATTGAATTCAGTATTATTAACGATTGCATCGATTACTTTGAACATCATAAGTGAATATGCTTCTGCGCTTGGACTTACTGGCATGTTAATGTATCGTGCTGAGTTGTTATGAATAAACTCTTTAAATTCGTCGCTTTCTTTATCCCACATAGAATATGCATGATCGAATGAATCTACAAAATCACCAATAGTACTCTTCATGAGACCAAAGTCCATAATCATCTGACCATTATCTAATCCTGCACCAGTGAAGAATACCTCTACAACATAGCTATGACCATGTATAGAAAACTTACACCGTTCACTAGAACAATTACGCACTATGTGTGCACCTTCAAATTTAAACTTCTTTCTAATAATCATTTTTTCTCCTTTGTGTGATTAATATAGTCATTATACACTATCTAAGCTGTAATGTCAACAGTTTTTTCAATTATTTCCCACCCATTTAAGAAACGCTTAGTGTGGCAGTTTTTAAACGAATGATCTTTATTTGATTTCCTCTCTATCTTACCAACACCAACAAATCTTCTAACAGTAGATGTTACTAATCCATTATCTTCACAAAAACTTTTGAGACAACTCGTGCTAATAACATTACCATCAGTGTCGGTAAGTTCATATGATTTAGCACCCGGGTTTTTGGACCCTGTAATGCGCTCTCTATGATCTTCTCTTCTTTTAGCGCCTCGACTTCCTGTCCATTGTTTAGATTTAACCGCCTCACCTAATAAAGCTCTATTAGCATCAGTCCAATATACAGCGTCTCGCTCCTTCTTCTTTTGAACTCTACGATTATACACTTGTGTGTTAGAAACTTCTTTCCACGATCTCCCTTGGTAAGTATCCCCCCCATCTCCTCCACTAGATATATTATACCCCACTGAGGGGTCCTGAGAATTAAAATGTTGTATCATATTTCTCTCTAGTTCATCTATATAGAAGTTGTCAGTAATAACTAATATATCCTTTGTGAAGTTAGACTGTCCATGATGATTTATAGATCTTTTAATATGCACCCCAGACCCATAATAAGACTCATCTAATGTTCCATACCGCTTTCCTATATAGATTTTGCCTGTGATGTTATTAGTAGTTTTATATATGTAATAATATTTTTTCATATTAGTATCCTTGTAGTTATATAATACTATTTATAAGTGCATGTGGACTCGATGACCGTTAATTAAGCTCAACTTCCCAAGGGAAATTAATCCACTCACCAGTATGCTCTCTTACCCACGAACAGTCATCTTCATTATCTTTTCCAAACAACACCATAGGTTTAACGTATTGATCAGGATACTTCTGTCTAATCATAGCAACAGTGTCTCTAATAGTCTTACCAGAATCGTAAATATCATCCAACACGATAATAGTATCCCCTAAAGCAATAGTATCAAGAGCGAAAACAGGTTCTGTAGAATCGCCGTCTCGGGTTTGATAATTAACAATCGACATCTTGGCAGGGAGGATGTTAGATAGATGTACAGCCATAGGTAACGATCCTCTATGGAGGCCTACAATGTTGATATTAACATGACCGCGCATGATCATCGACTCTATCTCATCTTTAATCTTTGCAAGATCTCTCACGTATTGTTCATTAGTATACTTAATCATTTTAGGTACCCCACGAATTGCCAAACAAATTGATGTGTAATCTAGGAGAGAACTTATAACCTTCTCTCATACACAACTCTGCAACATTCTTTTCTGTCAACTCTTGGCCTTCTAACGTAGCACCTTCTGGCATTAAGAATACATCCTCAATCTCAACACCCGCTTCTTCATAGGCTGCAAGGGCAGCTTCAACTTCAGCTAAATCGATCTCATCTCTAACAACAAACTTCAAGTTAATGTTTGAATTAAGCACTTTATTCATTGACAATAAGCATTCAGGATCAATAGTAACATTCTGATCTTCACCGGTTAATGATAACTTAGGAGATACCATCCACGTAACTTCAGTAAACATCGCGTTTGTGTTATTGAAATAGTCAATGAGTACCTGCTGTACCATCTTCGACCCATTAGTCTCAAACGTAAGATGTTCTAGATTCACTAATTCAGGTTGTTGGAACAACTCAACATAAGCTTTCTGCCAACCCAATAAAGGTTCACCACCTGTCATACACAAGTGAACATTATCCTCGAATGATAAGTTACCTGTAAGGAGATCTCCTAAATTTGACGCAATTTCATTAGTCTCAGCGAAAGGACTTAGATGTTTATACTTTTTACTCCATGATGCTGAAGAGTCACAGCCGATTTCAACTACCGGAAGGTCCTCTACTGATTTGATGTTAGTAAGATATACCAGCATGTGAGGCATCTCTTCCTCAGGTATATGATTGTCTCTTGGTTGTCCGAACCCAGCGCATGTTAAATTGCACCCGAACGTTCGAAAGAATACTGTTGGTGTTCCTACCCATTTACCTTCACCCTGTACAGAGTAAAAATACTCAGAATATCTGATCTTTGCCATTCACTTCTCCATTATATAATTTAAACTATCTTCATGCCACAACCGACAAAGAAGATATCTTTTGACAAAAAGTCAAGTCGTTGTGTTGATTTTGTATTTCGTACTGCCTCTCTAAAATGCTCTTGCTTTGACTTGTACTGGAAGTTGTCAATAACATCCAACAGCAAGTCTTTCTTAGCCTCTAAGTTTTGTTCAGCCCAAATTGCTTTAATCGTATCATCTGTAATCTTTTTCATGTTGCACCTTTCATTGTTAATATACTTATATTATACAACAAAACTAACCAAAGGTCAACGGAAAATCCGTATTTATTTTGTACCGATGTTATACTTAGGACAAAGTTCCCAATTAGGCTTCTCTTTATGAGAGATGATTTTGATTTGATTTAGGGGTGAAGTATAACCAATTATACTTACAGTCTCAAGCAGTCCCCAATCCGACATTAAAGTAACAATGGTGTTACGTCGGCCGACATCATTAACTGTTAGGTTAGAAGGCTTACCATCTAACAAAAACAGCTCTTTAAAGTGTGTGATGAAGTATCGTCCTTGCTTGTGTAATATATGACAAGACTGATATAATTTTGAGTCTCTTTTGCTTGCCACACCCATTCGTGTAAGGGTTTCTCTGATTTTTAGAAAATCGTCTGGTTGTGCTATTGTAACTTCCAACATAGCCTCTGGGCTCCAATCAAAGAGCTCCTCTTGTTGATCCACCATGATTTATAGTTTCCTTTATTCTATTCAATTCAATGTTATTGAAAAGAGGTAAAACATTTCTAGCTTTTTCATTACTATATCCATAGTAAGATTTTAAAGCATTGATATCATCAGACTCAGAAGCCTTGTTCCATTTAGAAAACCTTTTCCTCTTTCTAATGATATTTATAAGAAAATCAAACTGAGGCTTACCATCAAGATGATGGTTGATATTCATCTCATTAGCATATAGCACAGTATCTGGGAAGTATGATAGACCACGATTAATCATAAACGCAGGGTAGTCTTTATTTTTTATATCAACATCCCTGAAGTGATAAAACGCGTTATTGTTAATGGCGTTTAAATACGAGAACGGATTACTAGTTAGCTCATTAGTATTCTTATTTAAGTGGTCCTTTGGAGTCACTTAAATTTACCTTGGGCCATAATCTCAGTAAGACAAGCAACAGTATTCAATTCATGATCTGCAACAAATGCATTCTTATATTGATATTCAGCTAACGTAATCACCAATTGAGGAATGTATTCATCGGACACATAATCCAACATGTTATCATAGATCATTCTGAATACTACAGCTGGTTCCATGTCGATATTATCACTTACCCATTTACGCATACCCTTGAAGTTCTTATTCTTTAAGTCAGCCATAAGCCCTTTAATAGACGTTTCAGATAAAGATACTAATATACCAGCATCAATTGTACCCGACATGCCATATCGTTGGCACTCGTTAATGACACGACGCCAATCAGGAATGTACTTCATAATCAATTCAGCAACAACTTGTGGCTCAGCCTTAACATTCTCCTGTTCAAGGATGTATGTTAATCTGGTCATGAACATACCTGCGAGCTCAGCTTTATTGCCAACGTTAAATTCATACACAGAACATCTTGAATGAAGAGGCTCAATGATCTTATTCTTGAAGTTACAAGTTAAAATGAACCTACAGTTGTTAGAGAATTCTTCAATGAATCCACGTAATGCAGGTTGAGTAGATTGGGGGTTTAAGTAATCAGCCTCATCTAAAATGACTACTTTATATCCTCCCTGTAATGAAACAGTTGAAGCGAACTGTTTGATTTTACCACGAAGAGTATCAATGTTACCATCTTCCGAACCATTGACTATGATATAATCGAGATTGAGCTCTTTACATAAAGCACGAGCAACAGTAGTCTTACCTACTCCCGCAGTACCTGTAAACATCATGTTAGGCAATTCACCAGTTTCTACTATCTGTTTAAACGTATCCTTCAGTGGTTTAGGTAAGATACATTCGTCAATAGTAGTTGGTCTATATTTTTCAACCCACAAGAACTCTTCTCTTTTCATTTACTTCTCCATGATATAATTAGGTGAGAGTTTCATACACACTACTCTCAAAGTGCTCAGAGGCAGGAGGTTTACACCTTGGCCTTGTATTCTTTATTATACACTATTACCGTGTATAAGTCAACAGGTTACGATCCTGTAATAGATTCGTATAAGTCTTCTACATCGTTATTAACAGCTGTTACTTCAGCAAGGTTTTGCTTATAGTAAATGTTGACAACTTTACGTAAATGCTTCTTATCAATGCCGTGCTTCTCATTAAGACCCATAATAGCTTCTTTAATGAATTCACGCTCTCCCTCCATTCTAGTGAGGGAGTCCGAGCAATCTTTAATTACTGTTAAAATGTCTTTCTTATCTTGTTCTGCTAATACCATTTGTATCTCCATTATATAATTTGGTGCCCCTTCACTGACTTGAACAGTGGACCTGCCGATTATGAGTCGGACGCTCTAACCAACTGAGCTAAAGGGGCGGGTCTTACTACATGCCTTCTTTATCAGCATCTTCATCAGCATCTGGTTCTGCTGGCTTATTAGCATCAAGGAATGCTGTTAAACGATTACGTACAGTACCAACATCGGCTAATTCAGCACCTTCAAAAGCACCTCGTTTA